TTTTTGATGGTTCCCATGTAGTCGTAGCCGAGGCTCAGGTCTGTGGTCTCTAGGTCAGGCAGGGCAACGGGTGTGGTGTCTGCGGTTAACGCAGTGCCATCGACTGCGCCGTTTACAAAGGTGCTGCCGTGGCGGGAGGCGATGTTGAATGGGACGTTGACGCCGGGGGAGTAATAAGTATCTGACGATGTTGCAAAATCACTAACTGCGCCTTGCCGTTGAACAATCGTATAACGCCCAGTAAGGGCGGTAGTTGTATCAACCTTCAGGTCAATAAGATTATCAGCATCCGCCAGCCATCTTGAGAATGTCACTTCCCCAGACACCCCAGTATCCGCATACGTCATTTCCCCCTGCATCTGAATGCTCAGAGCCAGAGGGTTGATCTCTTTGACGGAGATGTTGTCGATGGATGCGTTGCTATTAATCCCAACAGACATGACAGATAGATAAGTTGTCGTAGCCTTTGCGACAAATATCAGTGTCTTATTTCCGCTAGTTGCAAAACCTGTTGAGCCAATGGTTAATCCACCTGCCGTAGTTGGGCTTACATAAACTGCGGTGCTTGCTGGACCTGTAGTAATGTCAAGGCGATAAGTCTTGCCAATTACGGTGGTAATAACTTGATGCGCCAACAGGTTCGTAGTCGGTCCAGTAGTGCCAGAAAGGAAACCTGCGGTAGATGTATCGGTCGCAGTCCCTTGAAACGTCCACCCCGTCAAATCCGTATCAAACCCCCCATTCGTGACCAGTTCATCCCCGATCACGGTAGGCGTAGGCCAAGGCAGGTTGGCGCTGGGCACGGTGAGGGTGTCGGCTGCGCGGGTGGCTGTGGCCCCGGAGGTCGGGATGTAGGACGAGGGGGTGGAGGCGGCTTCGACTTGTGCGCCGTAGATGTAGACACCAGAGGTGCCGTCGCCTGTGTAGCTTGGGACTTCTCCCAGAGTTCCATCTGTCAAGGTAATCGTAATACCGTCATCAGCCGCAGGCAAAGCCGATGAGCAAGTCATTGATACACGATACCAACCATTCCCAACCGGGCTGGATGTAGTTGTGACAAGGCCACTACCGCCACTGTCATAAAGAGAACCATCCGCAGGGTCAAAAGTCGCGTAGGCTATACCAGACCCGACTCCATAAGGCCTTAATTGCAAGTACCTGTTTGGCGATTTTTGTTTAATATAGACTGTTGCTGTCCAATTAGCAGCGAGTGCGCCCGTAAGTGAATAGGTATAGTGAGAAGCATTTGCAGTGGTTTCAACGAGAGACGTCGCGCTTGTCAGCCCATCAGGCCCAGTAGCGTCTACATTGGCGCTAAGAATATTGATCTTATTCCAACTCGCATCCGTGAAATCTTCCGAATACGTCAGCAGGTTCGTCCTTGCCTCGCTCTCGTGCAGCATCCCTTCGTTGACCCACGCACTACCATTCCAGATGTGATGCCCCCGGCGGGCGAGATACCGGGCCGAGGAGGTCGTGGGGACGTAGCTGTTGCCGGTGTCGGGGTTGTTGACCATGCCGCCAAGGTCGGAGCGGTAGAGGTGTGCGCCCCAGATGTAGATGCCACTGGTGCCGTCGCCTGTCCACCCCGCGCTATTGTTGCTGATCTGGAATGATTTGCTTGCGGCAGTGTCAGCTATCGCAGAACACGAACAACGATACCAACCATCACCTACCGAAACGATTGAGGCAGTCCACCCAGTTCCAGCAGTTGCCGTTTCAGTCGCAAGGTTAAAGACGTTTGCTCTGAATGTCCCCGTCAGGTTTGAAACAAGGCTAACAGAACTCTGCCCAGACGACTTTGCGTAGAATGAAACGCTGTAAGCCGCCGAGGCAACAGAAATGGACTGTGTAACCGTTGCGCCAACTTGCCCACTATTCGGGATAAAAGTGTCAGCAGTCGTCGTCCCGTCAGGGGCCACAGCAGCGTTAGCCGTTACGGTCGTGTTAGTCTTAGTCCAAGCCGCATTCGAGAAGTCCTCACTATACGTCAGCAGGTTATGCGGTGCCCACTTAACCAGCCCATCGCTATCCACCATCGTGGCGTTGCTGGTGCGGCTGTGGGTGATGGCGTCGTCGAATGTGGTGCGGCTCGACATGGTGAAGAACCTCCCGTTGGCAAAATCAAACACAAGCTGGGGCTTGATGCCCAGCACGGCATAAATCGCCAAGGGCGATGTGAGTTGCCCGAACGGGCTGCGAATGCCGGACAGCGGGGAGACAATTTCACGCATGGCGGGTCTCCTTAGCTATGAGACACCATGACTTCAGCGCCGGTCGGGGCGTAAGCGTAGACCCGCGTTGCTGCAATGCCGGGAAACAGATCAGACAGAAGAACATTGCGCTCACCCTGGCCGGGGTTGTAGCGGACAGCGCCATCATCATTGGTCGGTGCCGTAGCGCCGACAGTCCCTTTGACCAGGATGTAGTTGCCACTCTTGTTTTGAAAGGTGATCGCCGTCACGTTGGCGTCGGTAAGCTGCGTCCACGCGCCAATCGGCAGGACGATGTCGGTATTCTGCGCCATGCTGGCCTCCATTCATTTGGGTCGCGCGCATTGTATCACACGTCTGACTTGCGGGCAATCAAGACGGCGCAATCGGCCACACTACGCTTCTAGGGTCTTGTGTGTTCCCCGGCAAATTCCTCAAGGCTTGCCTGTAGGTCGCCCATGCGGCTTTATCTACAGGGGCATCAGGGACTTGGGTCCAATCTGAAGCGTAAAGCCTGCGGTCCCGCTCCTTGCGTAGGGCCAACCACGCAGAGTCAATTTCTTGCTGCTCCAACACTTCTGGCGGTTTACTGACGACCTGCCCACCGACAACTTCTTGGGTTTCGGGATCACCGACGCCATCAGCGTATGAAACCCCCTCTATTTCAGGAAAGGCTAACCCAGCTTCGCCACCGGCAACTGAATAAAGAATCTTACCTGTCGCGGTCTCATATGCGGTTCTGGAAATCATTTTTTCAGCTCCGTAATAACAATTATACCGGATGCAGAGAAGCTGCCGTCACCACCGCCGCGACTGCCTTCAATGTAGGCTGTCGTGGTTCCAGAAGATGAAGCCCCCACCCCAAGCAAAGCAACGCTTGGTTCACCTTGAACCAAACCTACGGTGTGCAAAGTTGTGGATCCGACCCTTATTCGGATGCTGCCATCTCCGGGCGTCCCGCCCCCGCCACCAGCGCCTGACACCGTAGTTGCATTACCATGAACGATCACCGTGTTCGCACCGTCTGTGTTGATGGTGACTTGCGCCAGAACGACCCACGCAGAACTAGGTATGCTGGTAAGCGAACCAGATGCAGCGCCCGTATTCGAGACAGCTTGACCGGCAATCTTCAGAGTGGTGACACTAAGGTCTTCTATCTTGGCTGTCCCGATTGCTGCATTAGCGATCTTGGCCTTGGTGACAACTGCGTTGTCAAGTTGCGCTGAGTCGGTGATAATCCCACTGGTGGCAAGCAAACCACCCGTAATGGTATTGGCAACAACCTTGTCTCCAGTGATTGTGTTGCCTGCGATCTGTGTTGCAGTGATAGTTCCAGTGGCAATGTCGTTAGATTGGATAGTTCCCGCGACAATCTTATCTGAGGTAATAGAATCCGCAGCAATCTTTGCCGCCGTAACAGCCCCGGCACCAATTTTATCTGCAATAACCGCACCAGCCGCAATCTCAGTGGCTGTAACAGCCCCCGCAGCAATCTTGGCAGAGGTGATAGAATCCGCAGCTATTTCAGTGGCAGTCACAGCGTTTGCAGCAATCGTTCCGGCTGTAACCGCATTAGCTGCAATCGTACCTGCCGTAACAGCGTCAGCAGCAATCTTTCCCGCGATAACCGCACCAGCCGCAATCTCACCGGCTGTTACAGCCCCTGCGTCGATCTTAGGGGTTGTCACCGCATCTGTTGCAATCTTGGTCTCAGTGATAGCACTAGTGGCGATTTTTGCCTCGGTTGCAGCGTTATCTGCAAGTTTCGCAGTAGTGATCGCATCAGCTGCGACCTTATTCACCGTGATAGCATTGTCTGCAACTTTAGCCGCAGTAACCGCAAGATTAGCTAGGTTTTCTTCTTGAACGGCAGCGGTTGCAATCAGGTCGTTGGTGATTGCATCAACCGCAATCTGTGCCGTTTGTAGTTGACCACTAATGTCAGGGGCCTCAACCGCAGCCACGACCAACACCCAAGCCGTGCCATTCCACTCGTAGAGTTTACCATCGGTGCGATTGAAGACCTTCTGTCCAGTGAAGTCACCGGCAACAGGCAGGCTGGTCACGTCCTCAATCGCATATAGGCCTTGCTCGGTGAACAAGCTGTAGATGCCGTTGGCGAAGTCGTCATCATCAAGGAAGGTGGTTGTCCCGGACACACCAGTCGTGAACGCCGAAGTATTGCCACTATAGTCAACAGACTTGAGGAAATACCACTTAGTGACCGAGATCCCCAAATTCGTGCGCTGGAAACTGCTTCCAGCGCTGATGCCAATTTTGGTGGCGGCGGCTGAATTGTCTGCGTCTGCCTCCCAAACCTCAACAAAGTTAAGATCGGAGTCCGTCGGGTTTGTCCACTCAATGTTTATATAATGGAAGCCGCCAGTTGCCGTGATGTCAGTCGGCAGCGCTGGCGCGGTCACGTCACCGCCCCCAGTAAACTGCACAGTCGAATATGGGCCTTTGATGTTGGCCACAGTAACGGCTCGAACGCGGAAAAGATATTCAACGCCATCAATGATGGGTGAGACTTCTATTCCGCTTTGTTCTGTCGTTGTAGAACTGAAAACGCTATCAGACAGAGGTCGCCAATCAACCTCGTAATAGTCCACAAACGAGTTGGCCGCGGCGTCCCAGTCAAGAATAGCGCTATTAACAAATGTACCGTCGCCTTGAGTGCGACCGCCGCCGGATGCGCTCAAGTTGTTTATGTCAAGGCCACCAGACTCGCCTGGAAGGCTGGTGCTGCCAGAGGTAATCCCAACGTCTTCAGCGGACCAGTCAAACGCGTCTTCGCTGGTTTCACGCAGCGTCAGCGTGACCCGCAGATCGCCAGCCTCCCCAGAGCCGAAGGACCAGCCGACAACCTCGAACTCCTTTTCGGTCCAGCCATAGCGCTGGTTGGTCAGGGCGATGATTTCGCCCACTTCCACGTCAAAGGCGTTCAGGCCGAAGTCAGCCGTCAGCGTCATTTGCTCCCGGCCACGGAGCAGCGTCAGCTTGGCAAGCCGCTGCGCGGTGGCCGCGCTGGTCGTGAACGGCAGGGCCAAGTCAAGCATCGTCTGCTCGCCGCCGTCCTCTGAAACAAACGCGGCGCTTACAATGGGCGGATAGTCGGTCGTTATCCACCGCGCTGCGGCATCATTGAACGTGCCCTGCACGCCGTTGAACTGGTCTTGCAGATTGACCCTCGTGGAAAGGCTGACCGGCCCGCGCAGATCGTCGAGCGTCAGCACCTTGGTGGGCGCAACGTAGTCACCAACTTTCAGTTTCCACTTGCCCGCGCCCCAGAAGAGCGACCCAGCGCAGGCGGTCATCATGCTTTGCAGGACATCACCGTGGTTCTGGGTGGCTTGGGCAACGCCGTTGATCGTGTATCTCTTTTCAGCGCCACCGACTGCAAGGCTTACATTCTCATCGCAGATGTTGGCGGCTGCGGAAAAATCTATGTCGTCAATTTGGTCGTCGTTCAGGCCATAGTTGCTGGCGATGTAATCGCGCACACACAACGCCGCGTTGTTGCTCCAGGCGGTCGCACTTGTGCGCGGGTCAAAAACCTTTTTCCCCCGCACCACAGCCGTCACGAGCGGCAGGCCGTTAGGGAAGACGTTCTGATCGTATTCATATCTCACATACAAGTATGCGATGCCACGCCCCCTAAAGGTGTTGTCGATCTGCTCGCTTTCAGCCAGAAGATCGGCGTCAGTAGCTTGACCGGCTGTTCCGAAATGCTTCTTGATCCTGATCTTGCTGTTCCAGGGGTCGGATGTGACGAAGCCGCTTCCGTCCAGCGTCACCACTTCGTCGTTAAGATAGATATCCGGGATTGCGTGGACTTCGTGCCCAGCCAGAACAATAATCTGATGAAGATATGTATTTTGACCGTCAGACGGAGTTGTTTCGTAATAGGTAACAACGCCACCCTTGCGGGTCTCGCCATAGACAAGGTCAAACGGCGAGACCGGGTCTTTCGCGTTAACGAGCAAGCCCCGAGAAGACGTGTCGCCAAACTTAGGCTTCGGGGCGAGGGCCGACAGCGCCCAAGACGTGACAAGGCTAATGCCGATTGAAACTGCTGTGGTGGCCAAGAACGCACCAACCGTTCCAGCGGCGACAAGGTTAGGGAACAGAAATGCTGCAACCGTCACCGGATCGCGAGGCGCAACATCCCAATCGCGGTAGCGCATCACATTGTAGGGTAAACCGCTTTTCATCTGGGCATCCACGCTTTGTCTATGTCGTCCAGAGGGTAATATACCACGCCCGCCCGAGAAAGGAACGCTGCCTTGGTTCCGACGCAGATGCCTAGAGCATAGCCGATCAGCCAACGCTCCGCCTTCTTGGTCGCCACCAGTGCGCCTTTTGGCGGGATGTAATCCACCTCTTGCAGCTTGCGCCCGACAGCTTCATCAAAGGTCTGCGCGCCGAATTTCGCGCGCATTCGTGAGGGCAGAATCGGATCATCGCCGCTCATGTATTCCCCCAGCCAGTCGTCCGCATATCCAAAGCCGTGATACGCCTGGAAGGCCGCATTGCTGAACGTCAGGCAGTCGTGCTTGCCCCAGTGAAACGGATCAGACCTGACCGCCCGAAGGTAGTCATTCAGGCGCTTGCTCGACCCCATACGATTTCCGCATCTTGAATGGCGCTGACGTAGTCGAAGAAGGTATCTCCGGCATACCGCGACTTCTGCGTTTCGGAAGTGTAGCGCAGATTACTTGCCTTTTCGGTCTCGACCAGCTTGCTATCGACCGTCGCCGTGATGACGCTGGTCTCGCCGCCGTCTTCAATCGGCATGGTGTTCAGACTGCCAGAAAACACCTCAACAACATCATAGGACGCAAGCAGCGGTCCAACTTGATAATACTCGCCTGCGAAGTCGAGAACCAATTCTGGATTAATTCCAGCAGCCGCATAATCGGCGGCGAGAATTTGAGTAGCGCCAAAGTAAACCCGGCACCGCCGCCGCTGATACGGCTCTTGCAGCGCAAGCGACACCAGTTCACTCGCCACCCCGCTCAAGCTGATTGTGATGGCCTTGGCCGACAAGTCGGCCACTTCGGATAACCCGTCGATGTTGATAAGGCTTCCCGCCCCGACGTAAGTCTCGCCGCCGATTGTGCGGTCGCCGTAACCCGTCCAGAGCCTGACAGCGCCGCTGTCAAACAGCATCTCGACCGCGTAGAAGGGCTGCACCTCTGGCTGCGCCAGGGCCGTTAAAAGCGCGGCAGGAACGGTCCTGGACATCAGATAGCCTCCCGTGCGGCAAAGGTGATGCCATACTTGGCCAGTTCGCCTGATGTCCAGGCTGTCTCATTGCTGGACAAGCGGAAAACGCCTTTCGTGTTTGCCAGAGTGGCCGATACTGCCGTGCGGGCCACTCGCAGCCCAGGCCAGATTTCCAGATTGGTCGCCGAGCCGGTGCCGGTGTAGTTCACCAGAACCTTGTGCAGCGTGGCATCGGCCCCGGTGCCCAGTTGGATGTAATCACCAGCCAAGAGCGTCTCGCCATTGGGAACGATTGCGGTGACGGTATTATCGCCGGCCACGCCAGTGATCGTGCAGGAGGTGGCGGTGCCGCGCAGCGCGCAGCCGCGCGGGTCGCCAAGCAGGAAGGTGCCGAACTGCCCGCGCAAGGACAGCAAGAACGCAATCCACGTTTCAGCAGTGCTGCGGTTCATTGGCGGCAGCGTTATGTCAGCGGTCCACATCTGCCCTGCATAAGCATGGGCCTGACCAGCGAATGTGAACGGCGAAGCGCTATAGGCGACCGCGTTGAGTGCGCGGAAATCCACGCTGCGAATGCCCGTGACAGTGGGCAGGCTAAGTGGAAAGCTGATGGCCATTATGCAAACGCCCTTCCGTAGCTGCCGCCGCGCCGCTTGGCATCGACCACCGCGCTTTTCGCGCTCTCCGCAATCTGCGGCATCAGTTGCTTGATTTCAGCCCGGACGGTCTGCTGGACGCCGGTGGACACGTTGATGGTCTGATTGACGACCACAGCGCCGCCGCCGCCGACAGCGTTCTGGGCCTGCGCCACGCTCAAGACACGACCAGCCGTCTGCGGCACGAACAACTCGCGCCCATGCTCCCCGACAATGTGCGGCTCGCCAGCCTGCATGGATCGACCGGACGCAGCGCCGACAAGCGGCGCGACTGATGGCAAGCCAAGAGCCGTGGTGATGCCGCCGACAAGCCGCTGCACGACCAGCACCCGGAACAATTCTCTGATGATCGAAGACGCCATGCTCTTGAAGGCATCCTTGGCGGATGCCGTGCCATCAATCATGGACATGAATGCGTCTTCCATGCTGGCCTCGATTGCGTTTGAAACGCTCACCAGGCTGTCTGCATCAAAGCCAAGATTTTGAAGCAATGGCGAAAGTTCAGCAATCTTTTCGGATGCTTCCTCAACAGACGTTTTCAACGACTTTGTGGCAGACCCGGCTTTCTCAACCGGGTTGAGTATTTTGGATGCGCTGATAGCGGCCTTCTCCCAAAGCTCGCCCAGCTTCATTACATCATCAAACTGCTTGTCTGTAATTTCTCGGCCAGATGCAGTAATGTCATTGAGGATTGATTGTTCGTAGGCGGCGCGCTGTGTTGCAATTCTCCGACGCTCTACATCCTTTGCAGACATTGCCTGAAGTTCAGCCTGCTCTCGGAGCGCCTTAGTCTCTGCTGCAATGGATTGAATGCCCGCGACAGCCCTATCCTCTGCTGCCATGCGCTCCTGTTTTGCCGCAATAGCTTCTTCCAGATTGCGCTCGGCTGACGCAAGCTGCTTGGCCCAATCAATCGCTTGATCCGATGCTTCGCCGTATTTCTCAACATTTGCATTGTAACCAGCAAGCGTATGGAAATATTTAGAATATTCCCGTTCAAGACCGCGCATCTCCTCTGCCCTCTCGCGCAGGTCTTCAGGGCCATCAAGAGGCTGATTGGCCATCGCCGCGAGACGCGAGCCAAACGACAAAAACGATGAAATCTCTGCACTGATGCTGGCAATGGCCGAGGCGGCTTGGATTGCCAAAGGAGCGACAGAAAGCAATGCCTGGGTGACCTCAACATTCAAAATCTTCGCCATCAAATCCAGTTCGTTCTTGGCCTCTTTGGACTTGGCAATCGTCTCTTGGTCAATGATCAGGCCAAGATCCTTGGCCTTTTTTGCCATTCGGTCAATGGCGGCAGAATTGTTCTCGAATGCCAGAACAAGCGCCGTGCTGTCGCTGGCAATTGCTTCCATGTAGAAGGTCATGTCAGCCTGCGATACATTGGCCCGCTGCAAAGCATTGATGTATGCGCCCAACTTTTCCTCAGAGGAAAGATCGGCAAAGGCAGAGGCTGTTATGCCAACCTGCGGAGCGATGTTTTCAAAAAAGTCTGCGAGCGGTCCAGCTCCAGTTTGAACATAATCACCGAACTTGTCGTTCACATCCTTCAGGATGTCGGCAAGTTTCTCTTGATTGATCCCAAACTGTTGCGATGTCAGGGCAAGAACCTGGAAACGATCAGTTGCAACGCCAGCGATATTGGAGAGGTTCTGAATTTCAGAGGCCGCATCCAGAGCGTTGCGAAATGCCTGCACCGAAAGGGCAGCGGCTATCGCTGGCCCAACGCGCTTGGCCGCAGATGCAAGCATGTCAAAACTGGCCGAAGTAGACTTCAAGTGTTTTTTACTTTTCGACTCAAAGCCTTTGATACGCTTTTGCGCCTTGTCCAACTCCTGACGTAAACCTTTTGTTTGCGCCGAAATGATGACGTTCAGTTGTTCTGCGCTAATTGCCATCGACTTGCCTCACTAGCGCGCGGTATTCATCCGCTGACATTGCATCTTGACCAGGCTTGCGCGGGGCGTGTGCATCGTTCCAGCCCTCGAAGACAAGCCAAGCGTCCTTCGGGATCATATCACGTATTTCTTCCGGGCGTAAGCCGATCACAATGCCGTTGCGGATCATGCCCCTAACATTCAGTCGGCTTGGGGCTGGTCCTCGGTCTTTTTTTTTGACGCGGCTTCATCCATCGCATCAGGCATGAAGGCAACGCCAAGAACAGCCTGGGCAATCGAATAAAGGCGCATCAGATCAGCCGGGGTGCAATCACCGATGATCTTGTCTGCCTCGTGGTCTTTCTTCCCGCCCCCAACGAGGCCCAGCGCAACGATGTCCCGCACCTCTCTGCTGGTCGGCTTTTTCGATGTTCCGAAAAACCCATCCCACAATTCAAAAATGCCGCGATGCTTGTCCTCAAACCGCTCAATCTCGCGGTTGCGCAGGACAAAAGCATAAGAGGTGTCGCCGATATACTCGACGACACCCCCACGCGGCGCTTCAGCCGTGATAGTCATCACACAGCCGTGAACGTAACCGCGCCAGTGCTTTCGAGCGACAGCGAGTAGGTCACGCCGCCCTCAGTCTCGCCACCGAACTCAAGCGACGTGATGCGGAACGCACCGGCGTAGGTGCCGAAATCAGGCACAACGACTTGGAAGTTTGCCTTGCTGTCAGCATTCATCGCCACGCTGTTCATTCGCGATTCGGTCGTGCTGTCTTCAAAGAACCCGTCGCCCGTGACCGAGACGTTCTTAAGACCCGCCAAGGTCTCGGTCCACAGCGCGCCTTCGGGCGTGGTGCAGTCGGGCGTCGTTACGTCTATTGCGGAGTTGTTGATCGTCAGCGACTTGCTGTTCAGACCGCAGAGGTTTGCGAACGCTTCGCTTGCTTCACCATCGCCGATCTTGACCAGAAGGGCGCGTCCCAGTTGTTTAGCCATGATCGGCCTCCGTAGTTCTGCGCTTGCCCACGGCGCGGGAGTTAGGCGGCTTCCTCAAGCATTGCTTGAAGCGCGATGACAGCCGTATAGCCACGGCCTTCACCATCTCTTGTAACCGAATAGGTCTGAAAGATCAATTCAACGAGCGTGTGGCCTGTGACCGTGACAGATGCCTCTTGACGATGCAGCGCCTCCCTGACGGCTTCAACCATCTGCACAGCTTCAACGCGCCCAGATGCGCTGCGCGAATGCGCCTCTATGGAAATGCCAACAAGCGAACCTTCGGTGTTATCAGTGTCAAACGCGGCAGGCTCGATGCCCCCGAAGCGTAGATACGGGAACGTCACATCCTGCGGCGGCTCGTCATATACGCGCGTCGAAACGAGCGTCGTAACGCCCGCATCAGCGACCAGCGCAGCGCGAATGCCCTTTTGCAAGGCAAGTGCAAAACCGTCAGCCACCGCTCACCGCCTTTTTTGCCGCCCGCTTGATTGCGTTTCGGATTGTGTTGCGGAACCTCTTGCCCAGATGCGCCTGCATGATCCGCATATAAGGGGCCGGGGAAGTCGTGCCGCGATTGCCTTTCTGCCGGCCAAACTCTACGGCTCGCGCTTTCTTTTGTGCCTCTGCCGTATCCGGCGCGGCCTCAACAGACCCGCGAAAGCCGTCCTCGCTGTCGTATTTGGTGTGTATCCAGCCCTTCAACTGCCCGCTGGCAACGGGCACAAGCTGACGCGCCAGACGCGCACCAGCTTCAGTGTTGCGCCGGATCGTCTTCTCTACCTCGGCACGCACCTCGGCAGGAAGTTCCTGCAACTGCCTGCGCAGCCGACGATCCCCCATGATCCTCATGGCGCAACACCGCGCATAAGCTGGAACTCAAGCATGGTCCCCTTGGCATCGACCTGCATCACGTCCTTGATTGCCCAGGTCTTGCCTCGAATGACAACACGATCAGCCGCCGTCACAGTATCCGTCGTGCTGTCCTTGCGGACCCGCATCGTGGCTGGTGCAACATCGGACAGCGCGCCGCCCTGAATGCCCTCTTTGCCAGTCCTTTCGCGCATGTCAGCGAAGCGCGTGGCAAGAGTTGCCCAGCCCGTATAGACGTTGCCATAAGCATCAACCGCGCCTTCACTCAGACGCTGGAATTCGGCACGTTCACGGTAGAGACCAGCCCTAACCATACCAAGACCTGCGGTGCATATCGAGCAGCATGTCGAAGCCGAAAGGAATGTTGCTCAGCTCATCCATCATGGTGTTTTCGCGATTGTCATACCAATGGCCGATTAACATCATCATCGCATGACGAAGCGTCTCAGGCACATCTGTCGTGGCAGTGCCGTAGCCTGTGAGATACTCAATGCGGATCGCGTCTGAGCGATCCTGCGTCACGGGCCAGCTAAAGCCTGTCTTCGGTCCAATCAGCGTGGCGAATTCAGTGCCGGTGACTTCGTAGTTTGACAGCGTGTCCGTTTGCAGAACGCCAGCCTCATCATAGTATTTGACCGCCGTCACAGACGATACAGGTCCAATGCTTAGGCGCACGACTTGCGGCGGCACGCTGTGAACCCACTGGCCCCACTTTTGCTGGATCATCGCCTGCCCAAGCGCGCCCTGCGCGTCGGTGTAGTCGACAGCCACATTGATGAGGCGCGTGATGATCGCATCGTCATCACTATGCTCAACACGCAACTGCGCCTTCACCTCTGCCAGCGCGACAGGGGTGGTTGCAGGAGCCTCAAGAAGTTGCAGCGCGTCGAAGCTGGTAAGAGGCTCATACATTTGTTATTCGCTTTCTTTGACCGCCTTGCGGGTGATCGGTGCCTTAACTGCGCGCTCAACCTTGACCGCCTCAATAGGCTCAGCAATGCCAGCCGCAATGAAGCGCACTGCCTCGGCCTCATTGCAATCAATGATGTCGCCAGCGTCGTGAGAAAAGTCGATGCCAGCCATCGAGGTGAGCAGTTTAACCTTCGGCATGGTTGCCTCCTTTTGGGTCAGCTTAGATAGTGAGGCGACCGAAGCCGCCTCACCAAGAAGACACGACCTTACGACGCGGCGGTCGCGAGGTGCTTGATCGCGGCGGTGTTCGTCAGCACACCGTCAAAGCGGATGTAGCCGAGGATGCCGAAGTCGGGTGCGAAACGCTCGCGCGCAACGTAGAGCGACGGAGCGCCAACCTTGCGAACGTAGAATTTCGACATGTCGCCGAACAGCATGACCTTGGACGATACGCCCGAACCGACATTCGCCATCGCCTGGTTGACCACGACGTTGTAGCCGAGCAGGTTCTGCGGGACGCCAGCCTGATAGTTGCCCATCTGCCAGAGGTAGTTCCCGTCGCCGTCCTTCAGCTTGCGCACAGCGGCCAGGGTGGCGTCGGCCATCATGATCGCAGTGTTGGGCGAGTTCCGGTAGGCGGGATCAACCGAGTGGATCAGGTCGATAATCTCGTCGGCAGTGATGGCGTTGGTCGCGGCTGCAACCTTGCCCGCTGCCGAGTTGGTCACGATGCCCTCAACGTCCGAGGAACCCGAGCCCGTGGTCAGCTTGCTGTTGGCGATACGGCCAAGGCGCTCACCGATCAACTCACCGAGCAGGCTCTCCATGTTCAGCACGGAGTCTGCGTTCAGTTCTGCCGACCAGCGAATCCACTCGCTGTCGAAGGCATATGCACCCAGCGACTTCTGGGCAAAGGTAACGTCCTTGCCGCCGTCGTCGGTGGGCTGAGTGCCTTCGGTGTGGGCTTCTGCGGCGACAGTGGTGTCGTCAACAGTCGGGATGTTGAACGGGTTGCCCGCAGCGGTGTTGATGACGGTGAAGAACTGGGTGCCATACATCGGGCCAGTTGCAATCATCGCCTTTTCAATGAAGGTCGCCAGTTCGGTCGGGACGGTGAAGCCGCCAGCCGAGTTGGTGCCGCCAGTTTGCACGCGGTATTCTTTCAGAACGTTGCGCACTTCCTGATCGACGTAGCCTTCGCCGCCTGCCGCGATCATTTCGGCAAACGCTGCGCGATAGTCCATCTTGAAGCCTTCATCGACCGCACCGGCCGAGCCAGCTTCACCCATCGGACGGCGCGACACATCCACCGCTTCGCCTGCGCGAAATGCGGCTTCGACCTTCTGAAGACGCTCGACTTTCGCCGCCAGCTTGTCGTGATCTGCCATCATGGCGTCGAATTCGCGCTCGATTTCGGCAGCGCGGGCTTCGGGGGTTTCGTCGGTCACTTCCGACAACTTTGCGCGGGCTTCGGTGGCGATGTTCGCCATCTTCTCCCGCAGTTCTTTAATATCAGCCATCTTGGGCCTCCATCTAAGGGAACTGGTCTGTCTCACGACGATCAGTCCAAGCACTTGCCCAAGGTGCGAGGAAGGGCAGTAACAGCGGGAGCCGCTGCTATTTCGCCAAGCGCGACTTCATACGAAGCCGACGTGGAGCATGGTTTTTCTGTTGCTCTTCGCGGTATTGCTGCAAGGAACGCAGCCCGATTTCGGTGCCGTCATATGCCGGAGTGGTAACGATTGCCACATCGTAAAGCTGAAGGTCTTGAATCATGCGCTTCGGCATGTCGCCGCTGTCATCCCACGCCTGACGGGTGGGGATGAAGGCGAAGGACATCTTGTCCAGATCGCCGCGTTTCATCTTGGGAACAATTGCGCGCACATCCGGGTCGGTCGGGTCCAGTTCCGTCTCGATGTAAAGACCGCGATCATCTTGCGACATGCGAAGCGTGCCGGAACGCGACCGCGCCAAGGGCAGGCCAGCGTGATTGATAAGGAAGACCACATCATCGCCGCGCTCAAGCGCGGAGGTGAATGCGCCTGCCTCGATGACTTCGGTGAAGTATCCGCCGATGTTGGTCTCTTGTCCAAACACAGCAGCGTAGCCCGCGACCTTAATCGGGCCGTCGCCTTCCTGTCGGATTTCAACATGCTCGCCAAGCGCGCGGATTTCTGCGTTTGCCATTGTGGCCTCCAAATTGCGTGGCAAAGATACCACAAGAGTCCGCTGATCGTCTATAGGCGCGGCAGGTTCAAAAAAAAGCGGCTCAAAGTTGTTGCTCGGCATCAGCCACCCCGCCAGGCTGCGCCGAAATAGGCACAGTCGCGCCTTGGATCATAAGGCGATCACCTTCCGGCATCGGCGACATGTTCTCGATGTCACGCACCTCGTTGGGAGTGCGGATGCCGTTCTGGATTGTCGTGGCGTGCGCTTCCATCCGGGTCTTGAAGTCGCCCCGCAGAAGGCCATCCACGTTGAACTCAACATATTGCCGCGATCCGCGCCGGAACAGCTTGAGGTTCAATTCCTGCTCGAACTGCTCAATCCATCGCTTTAGCGTATGCTTTACGAAGTGGAGGTCTTGCTGTTCGGTGTTGCTATAGGTGCCTTTTGACAAATCTTGCAGGAAGATCGGCGGCAGGCTGTAGATGCGCGCGATCTGTTCGATGCTGAACCGCTGCAACTCGATTAGCTGCATCTCGCTGGGATTGAATCCGACAGGTTTAAGTTCGTGGCCCATCGGGATCGCCATGACCGGCTTGCCTTCACGGGCCAGCTTCATGGTCGTGTTGGCCACATCGGTGGATGCACGCGCCGCCGCCGCCCCAGACTGGAACGGCCCTTGCAGCGTCATGGGCGGGATGCCGCCAGATTGGAACGCCTTGGAACCATAGCGAGTGGCAGCAATAGCCAGCCCGATTGCGTCCTTGTTAGTCATAATCGGGCCGCGAATGTCTAGCTGGTTAGCTTTGCGCATGAAGGTGATGTCAATCACCTCTTCGGCCTGATACTTGATGCCCTTGTATGTATAGGCCTTCACCAGCTTGCGATCTTCAAGAACGTGATCGACCCGCGTGTGGTGCGGGTCAAGCGGCCAGATGTTGATGACTTCGCCGTTAGCGTTGCGCTCGATGTAGCTGACGCAGCGCCCGCCGGTTAGAACCTGATCGAACAGATACTTGCGCCACTCAAACGAAGACATCTCGTCGTTTACTACGTCGTGAAGAATGCCCGGAAGCCGACCCGTCTCAACCCGTCGCCGCCCTTGCGATACCTTGCGGTAGACGTGCAGGGGCAAGCCTGCCAGCGTGCCGCTGATGAAGTTGACCGCCGACCAGATGGCCGGCACTCCTAGCGCGCTGTCAATCGTGACGTTGACGCCGGCTTCGGAAAGCCCGCCGCCCCAGCCCATGACCTGCAAGAAATCCTCCGCAGAAACGGGCGCTGTCGGGTTTTCAAGAGTGCGGGCTTCCGGCTTTCGGAGGCGATCAAACAGGCCCATCAGGCAAAATCCACGCGCATGGTTTCGGCAGAGTATAGCCTAGACGATCCAGAATGTGAAGGCTTCACACATTCCGGACCCGATTAAACCGCCTCACCGCGCCAGACCGTGCCATGCCACGCCTGATCTCGTCACACCATGCCCCGACCGCCAAGCCTCGCCAGGCCAATCCGCGCCGTGCCCCGACCGCCATCCTTGACCAGCGCCACCGCTCAAGCGGTCTGCGCCACGCTCGCATCCTCAGATGCAGCGATTTCCTCAATGCTCGACAGATCAACGCCGACATGCTCAAACGCGCCGCGATACCGAGCCAGCCAGCCTCGCAATGCCGCAGCGCCCTGCCGACGCAACTCGGCAATCTGGGCATCATCCTGCGGATCAACCGGCTCATACCCGCCGCCGCCTTTCCGGCCCGCCATAGGCGACACATAGGCCGGATACTCGCGCGTCGTGACCGCAACGACATTGGCCTCTTTGCTTTCCTGCTTCGCCACGATCCGCAGCCCAGAAGCCATCCGGCGCGCTAGAGCAATGCGATGCTGCCGCGCAGCCTCTGCGTCGTCCATGCCGTAGAAAAGATCGTAGGCCTCGTGATCGGGTTTGTCAGACAGCCAATCAATAAACTCCGACGGCACGAACATGTTGCGCCCGCTGCTGGCAAGGTATCCGTCAATGATACGTTGCCGATCTTTCGCTTTGAAACTCATTCTGCATCCTTTCGTTTCAGTTGATGGTGATCGCTAGACTTGCCGCAACAATCCAGAACACAACACGACCGCCAGACCCGACCAATCCGGGCCAGGCCCCGCCGTGCCTTGACCGCCATACCAAACCTCGCCAAACCGAGCCACGCCTTGCCGTGCCATATCACGCCGCGACCGCCTTCCTTGACCGCGTGGGGCGACCGAAGCCGCCCCCGCCAATTTCATCACGCCGCACGGCGCTCGCGCTCTTCTTCCAAAAGCGCCATCAGTTCTTCCGTTTCATCATCGGCCATCTCGGGGTTATCAATCGCGTGATGCTGAACATCCCGACCCTCTGCCGTCACCTCGTCCCAGTAGCCCTGCCAGTCGCCAAGATCATCACCAGCCACCGAGAACGTGCCGTAGCTGCCCCGGCCCTTCTCCTGCCGGAAGTCCCCGATGCCGACGATCACGCCCGCGTTCGAGAGTAGCGACACAATCGAGTGAACCGAAAGCGTGGGCTGCACAAAGGCAATGTCCACCTCGGCGCACCAGCGCGGGAGAAAAGCCCGCGTGCGAATGTCAGGCGTCTTGTTCATGTCAGCCGAGCGGACGACATCCATCTTCAGCACCGGCTTGCCCCAAATCTTGATCTTCTGCTCAGGAAGGAAGATCAGGCGCTGAACGCTGGATTTGGTGACACCGGGCGTCTCCAGCGCCGCTGTCGCCATCGCGCCCTTCACACCGGGCGCAGGAAAGCCCAGCAAGGTCGGGCCTCCCGGCAGGCGATAGACGCTATCTCGAAACTCCTGCTCAGGGTCGTGTTTTAGTTCTTTCTTCTCTGCTGCGGTCTTCTTGCCGCCGCCGATCAGAAGCGACCTCTTCGCTTTCGCGCTCATCGCGTTGAAGTAAAAGGGCGTGTTGCCGATCAGCTTCAACGTCACACGCCCCTGCTTCAGAGCGTCGATGTGGAGCGTGCCAGCTTCTGCTTTTTTGACTGCCATGTTGTGCATCCTTGACTTGCGGATACACAGCGCCCGCCGCATTATGCGGCAAGATCAACCGTGCATCCCGGTTGGTTAGGGCCGATGTCTGAGGCTGCAACCTCCATCGGCCCGAACACATAAACACGAACACTATTTTTCCGCAAGCACCTTTTTTCCTATTCAGCCGCTAACGTAAAGGATGGGTCATCCCACGGCGATGATGTCGGAACAGCCTCGTCGCTCGCCTCCGCGCCAAGCGCCATCGCCAGAGCGACCAAGCCGTCGATCTTGCCGACAGACTTCGCTTTCGTCAGCTTGCGATTGCCCGCCGGATCGCGCTCGATCACCGCATTTGCAGCGCACATATTGAGGATCGGATTGCCGCCGTGCCGCAATTTCCGCTCGGCCACTAACCGCTCCAGCTTGTCCACCGCCGGGGCCATATCCTTGAAACCCTGACCGAACGGGGCCATCGGTATTTGCGCGCCGATCAGGTCCAATTCGCGCTGGAAATCGTGAATGCGCCAGCGGTCATAAGCGACCATCTGCAACTGATACCGCTCCGCAGCCTCGGCCACAGCCTGCGCCACAAGCGCCGGAACGATCACCGGCCCGTCGATGAGCGTCAAAAACCCCTGATCGGCCCAGAGGTCATAAGGCACCTTTTCGTTCTTCGCCTTCTCCCTGATGCCGTCAGCAGGCAGGAAGAACTGCGGCACGATGTGGTAGCCATCGCCGTCTGGAAACACCATCACGAAAGCGGTCAAGTCGCGGCTTGCCGAAAGATCGAGACCGGCGTAGCAGATCGCGCCTGCCTCAACATCAGGCTCTGCCCCATTGGCCTCCCATTCGGTGCGGTTCAAGAACGGGCTGACAGCCTCAATCCGCTGGTTGAGATAGAGCCATCGGAAACTGGCCTCTTTTGCAGGGAGCCGCGCGGCCTGCTTGGCGAAGTCTTGCATGTCTCGCAAACTGCGAAACTCACCAAGCGCCGGGTTTGCCGACTTCCATGCATTCTTGTCCATCACCTCGCAATCCTCCGGCGCGGTGTAGACGTGGCTCACGATGCGCGGGTCTTTGGCGTTCTTCGCATCGTCCAGCCAGATCGAGAACAGATCGCCATCCGTCGCCGCCTGCGTGCTGATCGCAATCAACAGCGGATCGTCGTGCGCGCCCTGCGCTGTCTCAATAGCCTCCACGAACGCATCGGTCGGACCGCGCACCTGGCCGACTTCATCGAGGATCGCCAAGACAGGCGAGAGGCCGTGAGCCGTCCCAGCCTCGGCGCTGATTGCCTTGTATTCGACATTCATCGGCAAGCCGATCAGCATCTTTTGCGATGGCACGATGCGAATGATCTTCGACAGGCGCGGGGAAAGCCGCACCATCTTTTCCGCCAGCTTGAACACAAGCGCCGCCTGATCCCGGCTGCGCGCGCCG